ACAACTCAAACCAACTTCTACATAAGAGGTAGAACGAATATTGGGTCAAAGACCTCATTAATGGCAACATATTGCCCACTGAAGTTTTCTTCAGTAAAGATACTCCTCCGTGTAAGGAGATAATGGAACTAAAACAAAAGATTGATTTAGACGTTGAAATTGCTATAGAAGCAAAACAGGTTCCATCCTGTTAATTAGTGGCCAAGAGCGGCCGACAATGCTATACAAGAGCATATTTATCTGGACAGTTGAATGTCTTAACAGGCTTACAGTCTGAAAGACTCACAAGAAATGTGAATGGAAAAGGTGCGGAATACGTACCACTTGATATGCCTCCACCATAATGGGAGGGATTAACTTTAGGTTAGAAAAACCGAAATAACAAACCGACATGGTTTGCAAGAGATATTGATTTCTCAAGATCTGCTGGGATTACAGCAAACCCACCGTAAAGGTTGGAAGATAGGGTTCCCCTAGGGGAAAGACACATCTAAATGGATGATAAGAAGCTCAAGAAAGTTCTTGGTGCAAAATATGAGGCTTAGAAAGGCCTACTGAAGGAGTCAATAAGACCCAAATGTGAGAGTTTATTTCTCATTAACGCATATAATACATATGCATAGTAGATGATAGAGGGTGACAACCCTGATAATTGGAAAATAGCGAAACCGCTACACTGGGCTGGAGACACCCAATTACTTGACGGTGATTTAAAACCGGAATTCCTTGGAAAAGGATATAAAGGAAAAGGTAACAAAACTACCTTCATATAGCTTTAAGACATTAAAGACAAAATGTATGTGATAACAAATCACACTTATTTTGGCATTGCGATGCACAAACACATAACTGATCTAGGTTATCAGAAAAGGATTCAGAAAAAGAATCATAAAATGTCTCCTGAGTAACTCAGGATATATGATCGTATGAGTACGATGAAAGAATACAGGAACTTCCTGCTTAAGGTCAACGACCCAAAAGACGCTCAATAAAGAGTGTAGACCGAATGGTATTCGGCACTTGAACTTAAACCCGAATTGGAGTTTACAAGGGGACTAGTCCCATATATGAAAAGAGCAGAAAATGCTTGTGAATTCTTTTATAGAATTAGAAAATTCCTCGAAGGAGAGGGTGATCCTTGCTGGAGAAAGCAAAGTGAATGGAAGTAGACCGGAGTGTCTGCTAAATAATATTACTGGCATGACCAGGAGAAAAGATCCGAGAAAGTTCGGGCGAAAAGATTCTTGGAAGTACTCAAGACAATAGATGGAATATTTATATAGTTATTCCAAGTATCCCCAAATCTGAAATGGACTTGGGAAAAGTATGAAGAACTCATACCAAAGCTCATCTGGATCTTATTAACAGATGAATTCTTAGATGGTGACGTAACTTAAGACGCACTAGGTATAAAACTATACTACGACTACTTGAATGACTCAAGAAAAGAATTTAAACTAGCTGCAAGCTAGCGTTAACTGGAGTAATTCCTCCGAAGAATCAAAACTGATTATTAGAACCCATTCTATGGGTTATTTAGAAAGTCTTATATAGACTGTTATGAGTAGGCGAAAGTCCACTAGTATATATGGAGAATAGGTGTTCTCCAGTAAGGAAGAGGTATAGGTTAACCTCCATCACTCATAGAGTTAAGAACCAAAATTAAATGGTTATAAACGGTGGGAACACCGATAGACCCCTTGTCAACAACAAGGAAACATTTATTCAAGAATCTACTTGATAACATATGTGCCTAAATAACAAAAGAAGGCGTATCTGGTTTAGCAACCAAAGCAAGTGTGCTTGTCTAAATGACAGCAACATATTAGAACTCCGTCGCAGATGGCGGAGGAATGGAATCGGTTAGATCCATAATGGACAATTGGAAACGTCCTATACCAGAATATAATCTGGAGACTTTAGAAGTCATTGGAAATCTAGATAGAGAAACTAGAAAAGTAAGACCCACAAAGGGTGACGAGATATTCCATCTCATGATCCACCGTATTGTTAATATGGATTAATAGACTTTAACAAAAGTCAAAATGGTTATGATAGCAGAACCAAAGAAATATAGAACAGTCACGAAAGGACTGGTAGAAATGAAGATCGTTTTAGATCTTGTGAACAAGATATGTTCAAATGTATTAAAGAAGGTTTTCCCTTCATCCTATGGCGGCTTAGCCGAAGGAGACCATCCTTGGTCCCTCTACAGAGGCCTTTATCAAGGCGATTTATCAGAAATGATGTTTTCTGAAAACAAAGATGGACAATCGTCCTACATTGATAGCACTACAAAACAGGGAGTGCAAGTAAAAGAATATAAATGCGTATACGCATCATCCACAGACTTTAGCTGTGCAACTGACTATTTCAATAAAGAATTAGCATAGATAATATCCAGAAAATGGATGCATGTTTGCGGTATACCCGCTGGTTTATAGAAGATAGTTAATCTTCTCTATAAGGATAGGAAAGTAATTTTCCGTGCAACAGGCATATTAGTTAATTATGCAGATAGACATCTATATGATGACGTTTATGAAAGTACCATGCGTAGGGGCATGATGATGGGTGATCCTCTCACCAAAGTTTGTTTACACTTGTTAAACATTATGGTCCGTGAATTCGGGAAACACATTAATAATAAAACACTGTTTACTGGTGTTAAGAACTTTGTGCAAGTTCGGAATAGGTTTATAAAACCAATGAATGGATACACATGGTGATCCGATGCCACTCGTTAGGCATAAATCTTTAGTATATTATAGCTCGTAAACGAGACGAAATAAAG